TAACCTTGCGCCCATCGCGGAAAAGCCCGGCGGTTGCCCTCGCTTTTGCCCTACATCATTTAACGAGTTACCTGACAATCCGATGAATAAAGCCGTCTCCGACCTGTCCTCCCACACCCCGATTGTGTTGGGGTATTTCGCCTGTAAAGCCTCAAACCCACGTCTTTATTGAGGCTAAGCTCATATCATCACTCCATGCACAAACGCATGTTTGGCATTAAATGGCATGGAATGGCGTAGGGTTTGCCCCATTTTTGCCCCATGACAGCAGGTCGCTCCATAAGCGACTGAGCGCTCGACCCTCATCAGTGGATAACAATCCTGTCATTGGCCCGCTAGAGCATCAGCTGACGTCCCAGACTGGGCATACGGTATAGCGCGCATTTATCGCACGACACCCACTTTTGGATTCGCTATGGCGGAAACGAGCGAAGGGGTGTACTGTACATTTATACAGTTAATTACTGTTAAGCGATCACCGGATCAGCTTCACGAACGATTAGACCACTCGTCGAGTCAGGGAAGCTTCCAACGCAGTGTTTGTGTTCATAACAGGTGGTCACGGAATATTTAAATTGACAGCGGGCTTGACGTGACGATAATCGTGAGCCACTTTGTGTAAGCAATGTGCGTATCCTGTGGATAACTTGCATTGGTTACGTACACCGCTGATCTTCGGATTGGAGCAGCTCATGACCAGCGTATTTTTCAGTGAATCGACGGCGATGGTTCAGGCCCGCAATTTGTTCGGTACACGAACAGATCAGGCCCTTGTAAAAGACGAGGTTACCTCGCCAGCCAGTCGCGACCCGTACGAGGCGATTCGTCGCGCTAGCGAGCGGATGAATGCAGGACAGACCATTTTCGCCCTCGGTGAAAATCAAACCACCCATGATGAACAGGACGTTCGACGCCATGCCGGACTGCTTCCCGCGATCTAAAACCCTCCCCCCGCAGTCGCCGCTTTTCTGGGTCACCCATAAAGATCGGTATCTTCGTCAGCAGCTCATAGCTGATATTCAGGAAGATACCGGTCGCACCCTAATTGTTTATTTCACCGAGTGCGAACAATCAGGCGCGCAAATTGACATGGGCGATGATGTGCTTTTCGCAGAATTGCTTCGAGGATCCCTCGGAAAGCCAATCGATCTGCTACTTGAAACCAACGGTGGATACACAGACCCAACTGAAAAAATTTGCTCTCTGCTCCAACAAGCGGCTCCTGATCTTCGAGTGATTGTTCCTCGACGAGCAAAAAGCAACGGCACAGTAATCGCAATGTGTGGTTCGACCATCATGATGGGAGTCGAATCAGAGTTAGGGCCTATCGATCCGTTTTACAATGGTGTTCCAGTAGATTTTATTCTTAACGCCCCACCAGGCTCATTCAATCCTATTGAATATCAGCTTGCTTCTACTACTCGTGGGCAAACTGAGAAACTTGCGCGTGAGCTTCTATCCCGCGGAATGATGTCGCACCTAGGGCCTGAAGAAATTAACGAAACGATATCGAAAATGGCCACAAGGGGGCATTACCACTCCCACGGATCTGTCATCGATATGCGTGAAGCTGCATTGCTAAAATTGAACGTCACAGAGCATGCGATGGATGATGCTCTATGGCAGAAACTTTGGCTGCTGAGAACTATGTACCAGTACGACTGCTTACAATCAGGCTACGCAAAAATTTTTGAAGCCCAAAAACTGAGCAGCGCAGTGAAGGTTGCAACACGTCCCGCCTAATCTTCAACCAGTGAGCTCACCATGAGTTCACTGGCTTGTCGCTCAAATGAGTAACTTACAAGCATGCTATCGTCCATAGCTGATCAAGCTTGGTCATATAGCTTCGACTCATCATCTCGCACTGCATTACTCAATCGGGACTGAACGGCGTACTCGCAGACCGCAGTGTTCCCCTACCTCACCTCTCGTTGATCTTATCCAGCATCGACACTCGCAGCATGCTCCCGCCGAGACGCCGCACTTCGGATGTAGCGCCTCCCGAACTACGTACAACGAACTATCCACAGTTGATCCAACCGAGTGGTGAAGCTCCGGCTCATCATTTCACGTCGCATGTTCCATTCCGGGTTGGTTGGCACAGCAGCCGTTCGGAGTGTTCCCCTTCCCCAGCGTCCGTTAATCCTATCTAGAACGGCCATCACTTTATTGGAATCAGTAGGTTGAGAATCTGCAAATAGATCGTCGGTGTACTCATCAGGCTGGCAAAGATTGATGAGCATCACCTCCGCTTTGCTGTATTTGAAACCGGGCCGAAACACGCGCTCGACAGCGTCGACAGCGGTCTTGGTCAGCAGACGCACATCATCGGTGGGATAAGGCAGCTCGATCAGGACGCCGTTCGCGTATTTGGCTTCGTCCGGATTGAACATGCCAGTACGAATGCTGACGCGGATCTTCTTGCACAGTGAGTTCTGGGATCGCAGTTTTTCCGAGGCGCGCATCACGTAAGTGGCGATGGCCTCCTTGATCGGAGCCAGCTCCGTGAGGCGCTTGCCGAACATTCGGCTGCAGCAGATCTCCTGTTTTGGCGGATCCGGCTCGTCCAGCTCAAGACATGCAATACCAGCCAGCTCTCGGGCCGTCTTTTCGATCACCACGCTGAAGTTTTTCCTCAGCGTCCAGGCGTCTGCCTTGGCCAGATCCATCGCAGTCTTGATGCCCATGCCATCCAAGTGCAGCTTCATGCGCCGCCCCACTCCCCAAACCTCGGCCACGTCCGTGTTACGTAGCACCCAGTCCCGTTTGACCGGATCGCAGATGTTCACGACCCCACCGGTTTGCGCCTGCAGGCGTTTGGCGGTGTGGTTGGCCAGCTTTGCCAAGGTCTTGGTGTGCGCGATGCCGACGCCGACCGGGATGCCCGTGCAGCGCAGCACCTGGCTGCGGATTTTACGGCCGTGGCCATCCACGTCGTTGATGCCAGTGAGGTCGACGAAGGCTTCGTCAATGCTGTAGACCTCGACGGCCGGCACCATCGATTCGATCAGCGTCATGACTCGTTCGCTCATGTCCCCGTAAAGCGCGTAATTCGAGGAGAACGGAACGATGCCGAGCTGCTTGAGCTTGTGTTTGATCTGGAAATACGGCTCGCCCATTTTCACGTACGGCTTGGCGTCGTAGCTACGGGCGATGACGCAGCCGTCGTTGTTCGACAGCACCACGATAGGCACTTTGGCCAAGTCTGGTCGGAACACGCGTTCACAGCTGGCGTAGAAGCTGTTGCAATCGATCAGGCCGAATACCGGCAGCGCCTTAGACATGGCTGCGCACGCTGCTGGTAACAACACCCCAGATCGCCAGCTCATCACCTTCAAGGACGTAACGTGGCGGATACTTGGAATTCTCCGACATCAGGATAACTTCCCTACCGCGAATGCACAGGCGCTTGCAGACGGGTTCATTATTCAGCAGAGCAATGACGATGTGGCCGTGGGCCGGCTCGATTGATCGATCGACAATGGCCAGGTCTCCCTCGTAGATCCCGGCGCCCTGCATGCTTTCACCGGTGAGCGACACCAGGTAGACATGCGGAGCACGAATGTTCAGCACCTCATCTAACGATATCTGCGCCTCGATATGATCCGCTGCCGGCGAGGGAAAACCGGCCGGGACTCGGAAGAGACACAGCGGCACCTTCGAGCCACCCTCACTGATGGAGCCTAGAATTGAGTAACTCATGACGCACGACTTCCAGAACTGTACGAATATACAGTTAACTTTCTGAAAGCCATGCGGTCAATTTTTTGTAGGAATTTTCAGATAGGCGGGGCTGGAAGTCACCATGGGCATCGCACCAGTCTATTTTTCTTCAAGCACGCTGCTCAGGGCCTGCCCGGCTTCAAAGCTTAGGACGGACTCACACGCAGGGTGGTCGAAGGCGAAGCCACCTCCTCCTGGCATGAGTAACTCTTCGAGCCAACGATACAAAGCAGCCGACTGCATGATTTACAGGTTTCGTGTAAACGACAGTCTAAGTGTGCATTGCATAATTAATTTACCAACCCAGCCAGAACAAGCCTCTCCAGCCACTTTCAAGGATTGTAACTACGGAACGAGCAACTAACCCTTGTGCATGATTTCCACTTTTCGTGTAAGAAACAGGCGTAGGAAATAGCTAATAAAAAAGTTAGCTGAAGATATCCCGCTCAGACACCCACTGCCCAAATCCCACCTCCCCGCATACACCCCCAACCCTCCGAAAATAGGGCGTATACACCTATAGCCCTAGGGCAGTGCGGGCATACTGGGCAAAACGGGCTTAGTGGGAAAAATGGGTAAATCGGGCAACTAACGGTGTCATTTTTTCTTGGGTTTTATTTGCTAAAAGGGATTGACGGCGACCGACTTAAACCTCTAGTTTAAATAACGACCAACATTACCCACAAACACCGCGCCTCACTGCGCGGCATGTTTCTTTGCGAGAAAAAAATGAACGTGCTGTTTCTTTTGATGGCAACCGTCGAGTTTCTTATAAAACTTACCGAGCTGTTGCAGCTGTGGGGCATCGGATGTCCTGGGTTCGCGCCATGGTGATCAGAACAATCCGCCCAATGCTGCCGGCTCCCAGTTCATGATCACCAGCTCGCCACTGACTTCGGCCTTCCCCTGCCGCTGGTTGGTCGTGGTGTAGCGAATGTCCAAGGTCTCGAAGTCGAAGCCTTCGAACACGCGGCGGATGTCGGGATGATCGTTGATGCTGACCATCACCTTGCCTTTACAGCGGCGCATAAAGTCGGCCATCCGCTCGTAGTTCTCGAACGGAAAGTCAACGCCGTAGCCGGCGGTCTGCCAGTAAGGCGGATCCATGTAATGGAAGGTGTGAGCACGGTCGTAGCGTTCCGCACATTCAAGCCAAGGGAGGTTTTCGATGTAGGTGCCGGACAGGCGCTGCCACGCGGCGGAGAGGTTCTCTTCGATGCGCAGCAGGTTGATGGCCGGTGCGGTGGTCGCCGTACCGAACGTCTGACCCGAAACCTTGCCGGCGAAGGCATGGTGCTGCAGGTAGAAGAATCGGGCGGCGCGCTGGATGTCGGTGAGGGTTTCGGGGCGGGTCATTTTCTGCCATTCGAACACCTGTCGCGAGCTGAGCGCCCATTTGAACTGGCGCACGAACTCTTCGAGGTGGTTCTGCACGACGCGGTAAAGCGTGACCAGGTCGCCGTTGATGTCGTTGAGGACTTCGACCGGCGATGGCTGGGGCTTCATGAAGTACAGCGCGGCACCGCCGGCAAAGACTTCGACGTAGCATTCGTGTGGCGGAAAAAGCGGAATGAGGCGATCGGCCAGGCGGCGTTTGCCGCCCATCCAAGGAATGATGGGTGAAGACATTGAAAGCAAGACCTTTACTGTATGGATAAACAGGTGCTAGGCTCGCCGCGCTTTGTGCACGGAGCAAGAGCCATGGCTGGACTTGCAGGGACAATCTGCGGGGACGGCGGTCGATCCGGATGTTGGCGCATCCGGACTGACCGCTCTTTTTTACTCAGATTTGAAAATTGATACGCTCAGTAGCTTGTGGTGGCTTATGGCCACACGCTGAAGTACCCTTTCGGGCTTTTCACAAGGAGTGTTGTATGAATAAGAAACTCATTCTGGCGATTCTGCTATCCACCGTCAGCGGACTCGCGGCTGCTGAAAACGCAAAATCCATCTTGGTACCAGGCTCACAAGACCGTGACTTTGGTGTTGTCTGCAGAATCAATGGCAACGAGACGTTTTCTGTCAAAGAGAGCAATCGCAATAACGGGTACAAAGTGGCGAGAAACATCTACCTCACTGATATCAGTGCAGGACGGGTTGCAATCAGCATGATGCGCGGATTTGTATCAGCTAATGAATATACGACCTATGTGACTGCCACCGGAGAATCGTGCGAGACCTTTAGTAAATAAGGGTCGCCATTTGCTAGCATAGCCAATCGAGCGTCTTCGCCCAGGGCTATGCCCAGCATGCCCAAATCGATAGCGTCATTTCAGTTCCGAGCATTAACTTCTCTCACATACGATTGGCATGCACCCAGTGCAATCAATCCTCGATCGCCGTCGTCGGTGATGCTAATAATTCGTTGAGCATGCGCTGGGTCAAGTTCGGCTCTTGTGGGGCCATGAACCACGCCGCCGGAGGCGGTGGCGGCTGACACCGATCCGTTGCCGGCGTCGCTGGTGGCATTGAGTAGGACTGACAGGCGCAGATCAGCAGTGGCAAGACGGTCGCGCATGCGATTTTGATCACGTTGGGCATCGTTCAAGGCTCGGTAATGGGTTTGTTCGCTGGTCGCCAGGCGCTGCTCGAGCGCGAGGCGTTTGTCCTGTTCGGCACGCTGTTGAGCAGCCGAGGCCAGATTCAGTTGGTTGAGGGTTTCGGTGTGCTGCCGGGATTGCTCGCTGAGGCGACTCCCATAGCGCCAGTCCTGCACCTGCCAGGTGATTGCTGCGGATGTGCCGGCCAAGGCGATCAGTAGCACCGGTTTGACCATCAACCGGTAAGGCGCTGGGATTAAGTCGCCGAAACGCATAACACCGCCCTCGCCCGCTCCCACAGTTCAAGCCGATCTTGCAGGCCATTTAGACCGCCGTTGATTCTGCGCGTGATCGCGTTGAATTCGTTTTGATCCGCGAGCGTGTTCAAACCATTCACCGACCAGAACCATGCGGCCGATTCAGCAGCCCACTGAGGCGACTCCAGCAACTCAGGGGTACGCAGCAATCGCTCGTCGCCGAACAATGCCAGGCTGCAGCGTAGGTAGTTGTCGTGGCCGGTGACCTGAATAAGCCCGCGACCGCGATAGCGCTGGCCATCGCCATCCGCCGCCGGGGTGTTGCCCAGTTTTGCGGCCAGCGCACCAGTGTCGTACTTGCTCAGGTATTGATCGCCGCCCAGCTCGCGTACGTACTGCAGTTGACCAGACTCGTGGCCGACTTGAGCCAGAAATGCGGCTTGGCGTTTCGGTGTGTTGATCTGTCGATGGGCCATGGCTGCGTTGAGGGCGGATACAAAAACGCCCGCTTGGCGGCGGGCGTTGGGCATGATGATTTGAATCTGCTGGGTCGTTATCTGCATAGATGCTCCAAATGAAAAAGCCCGCTTTACGCGGGCTTCTCAGTTAATTGACCTTCCGATCAAGAGGTACATTTCGAGGTGGTAGGGTGGCGGATCATTTCATGCGCGCATTCAAAGTCAGCGTTCCTCTTCTCAACGAATGGCGGCAACGCTGATACGGCCAATGCGAGCATAGGCACGAAATACAACGTTAGATACAGTCTTCCAAGCATTACAAGCTACCTTTCTGGTGGGTTTCCAAAGACGCTACCGAAAGTCAAATGGCCGCACCACTCAACTCAGTGCATTTCCTTACAGCTCTGTATGCGGTTTCCGTTACACCAAAAACGCTGCGCTACTGCTTGAGCTGAACAACCTTTAGATCCTTCACCACCTTTTTCTTCTTACCCTTGGCCTTCGCCTTGCCCTTCTTGCCACCGTTGCACTCGGCGGTGGTGCTCCAGCCGGCTTGAGTGAATACCTGCTCGACCGAGTCCACTAGGTACTCGCCGTCGAGGCCAACCTTGAAGCCTTGGGCATTAATCGATCGCTCAGCGAACAGGTCGGTGCGTCCCGGCATTTCCAACCGGACACCGGCCGTAGACCGATTGAAAGCGGATAGCCGAGCTTTGGCAGCTTCTTCAGCTGCAGACTTGTTCGGGTAGATGTGCCGGTCGGTATGCACCGGCGGCAAACCGTCCGGCGATTCGTCGTTGTCGAGGGTGACCACCGCGAGCTTGCCGGTCTTTTTGTCCTGGTGCTTGGCCGACACGGCCTTGTGCGTGTTGCGGTCTCCGAGTCGGAACTGGAAGCGACTCACGTCACGCCGTTGGATCAGCACCACACCAAACGCCCTGCCGGAGGCGCTCTGCCCCGCTTGCCGTGGCATCACCAACAGCTTGCCGTCAGCCACCTTGGCCGTGCAGTCGTACTGTTTGGCCAGGCGTGTGATGAAATTGAAATCGGACTCACTAAGCTGATCGGCACGCGGCACCTTGGTCTGCACCGGGCAGACCGCCTGCCAGCCGTTGCGGGCGGCAACATCGGCAACGATCCTCGACAGCGGCGCATTTTCCCAACTGCCGCTACGAGTGGTCTTGCCACTGCGGCGCATGTCGCTGGCCTTACCGGTGATGACCAGCGTATCGGGTGGACCAGATAGCTCAATCTCATCCACGACGTAACGGCCGATGCGGGTCAGTTTGGTTTCTGCATAGCCGAGGAAGATCTCGATGCTGGCCCCGCGAGGGGGCAGCACTACCGCTCCGTCACGGTCATCGATGCGTAACTCGAACTCATCGGATTCCATACCTGGCTTGTCAGTGGTTTTCAGCTGCAGCAGCCGGTCATTGATCAGCGCAGTGATGTCGGCTCCGTCAGCCACCACGCGAAAGGCTGGGGTCATTTGTGCTGTCCATAAAAAAGCCCGCACAAGGCGGGCTGAGTTGATTGCATGTTCTGCAAGCAAAAGAGCGTTGCAGATCAGTCGATTTTGATTAGGACGAGATTCTCGCCCCTCACGGCCATGCAGCTACCGCACACCGGGCAGGCAAAGACGTCCGTCTTCGGGTCAACAGGGAGGATTTTGGTGCAGGCCGGGCAGTTACCCTCCAAAAAGGTTTGTCGAAACCCGAAGGTTTTCCAGAGGATGGCGGCTACCGTTCCCAAAGCTAACAGCCAGCCTAGAATAGGAATAAAACACAAGAGGATTGCGCCAATGGTGCCGAAGATTACCCAGTTCAATCGATAATTGAGTTCCCCCCAAAGGCTCCGCTTTACTTTCCTTAACTCTGTCGATCTTTCCATAAGGGGTCTCTCATACCTTCCAAAAAAGGGCGAGTCTATCGACGCTCAGAATCTACGGCAAACTGACATCACTGCGCCTATGAAGGCTTCAGCCCCACAGCATCACCTCGCTGTCATTGGATGCCGGCAGATCCGGCAGCTCAATCACGATGCCGGCGCGATACGGCTGCGGCTCGTCGGCCAGGCCCTGATTGGCGTCCAGCACCGCCTCGACCGTTCCGCTCAAATGCCCATAGGCGTGGTAGCACAGGGTGTCCAGCAGATCCCCATCAGACGTTCTGCAGGTCATCGCCATAGCGTACAAACTCCAAGGTAAACGATTGCTTACGCGGGATACCGCCCTGCAGCAGCGCGCTCTGTTCTTCTTCGACGTTCTTCAAGCACCAGGTGCCGAGCACGTCGCCATAGCCGGTGGTCAGGGTCAGAGGCAGGAGCTGGGCACCGAGACTGCGCAGGGTGTCCAGCTGTTTGATCCCGCCCTTGAAGCCGGGGAAAATCGCGCCCTTGAGGGTGATTTTTTCCTCACCAATGCCCACCGCTTGTTGCGCCGGTCGGCGAGACAGGCGCTCCTGCGACGCCCAGCGATACTCCGTCGAGCGCCGCAGCTCGTCGAAGGCAGCGGTGTCCAGGTTGAAGTAATACGGGACCGCCTTGGGATCCAGCGGCTGTACGATTAACAGGTGCGGAAACGGCTTCACCGCTTCCGGCATCGGTGTCGCGTCACCCGCCAGTGATCCGGTCGGCAGAATGTTCCCCAGCGATGGACTGACCTTGCCGGCAATCTTGTTAATCGCAGTGGACGCCCGTGCTGCCTGTTCCTTAGTTCGCCCATGCGTTCATCGATCTGCGACGCGGCGCGGGTGGCCTTGTTGTAGGTGGCGACCACCTGGCCGACCTTGGCCTGCGCCGCGTTGACGCTGCGCATGACGCGCTGAAGTTTTGCCCCGACCGCCGGCCCCACGATTAGAATACCTTCCAGCTCCGAGGCCGCGCCGCTGATCTCGCTGATTGCACCGTTGACCGGCCCCATCATGCCGTCGAGGCTACGTCGTCCAGTCTCCCCCGCTGCAGCCAGATTCTTCAGACCCGACTGCAGCTGTTCCATGTAGGCCATTAGCCCTCCTTACACATGCGGTTCGTCGTACAGCTTGCGGTTCTGCAACTGTTGCGTGGCCTGCTGCATCTGCTGCGCGATGAAGGGCTGCAGCTCACGCGCCATTTGCGCCGGATCCTTCGCATCGCCCTGTACGGTGATGTGCAAAGGCGCCGAGATCTCGACTCGCTGCTCGATTTTCGGCGGCTCGGTTTTGGTTGGTGCCGGCGCCGGAGCCAGCAGCGCCGGTACGCTCGGCGGCGCGGGTGCGCTGAGGGATCGCGTCACATCACCCATTGCAGCAGCGTCGGCAGCGCGCTCTGGCAACAGGCTCTGCACTGCCGAGGGCGTCGGAGTGCTCTGGACAAGCGGAATCACGGTGGCAGGCGCAAATGAGCGGGCAATGTTGCCCATCACCGGCGGCAGGTTCTGTCCGGCGTTGGCCATCATCAGTGGCCCGGTATCCGGTACTTTCTTCAGCGACTCGTCCGCACCGAACATAGACTTTCCAAGCGATCCGCCCAGGGCATCGCCACCCATGTAACCGAGGTAACCACCGACCAGACCGCCGACGATGTTGCCAATGATCGGCACCGCCGTGCCGATGGCTGCACCGGCAGCGGCGCCGGCCAACGTACCGGCCAAACCTCCCGCAGCCTTACCGTAGCCCTCGGCCTTTTCATCCTGCGTCTCGGCGTTTTCGTAAGTGTCGTAAGCCTGATAACCCGCCTGCGCGACTGCAAGGATCGCGGGGCCTTTCATGCCTCCCACGATCTTGGCGCCGCGACCGCCACCTCCTTTCCCGCCGCCTTTACCGCCTTTGCCTTTCTTGCCTTCGCCGTTGGCATCGAGATCACCGCCACTAAGCCCACCACCGGTACCGGGCAGGTTGGTGACGATGACCTTTTGCGGAATGTTCGGATTGCCCATCAAGGTGCCGCGTCCGATGTTCATCAGCCCTTTGCCGACCTTGAACGCGCTGACGGCGCCTTTCAGCGCGACCAACCCGGCTACGACCGTGCCGATTCCGACCACGACCCGGGGAAACTCATCAGCGAATCCGGAGAGTCTGCGCGACACGTTGGTGATGCCATCGGCCACCGTGTCGGTCACTGGACGGATCGCATCGCCGATGCTTCGCATGGCATCGTCCATGCTCTGGGCCATCTCGGACCATTTCTGTGCGGAAGTTTGCCGCCGCTCAGCGAGGTTCTTATCGAGGATCCCGGTAGCGTCGGCCGAATCCTTTTTCAGCTGCTCATACAGATCCTTGTTCTGCATGTACGCCGTCAAGGCTGCCTTGACCTGCATATCAGCGAACAGGTCACCGGTACGCAAGGCCTCCTCCAAAGACTTCATCATGGCTTTGGCTTTCTCGGGATCGGCCTCTTTACTGATGGCCGCAGTGGCCTTGGCCATCTCGGCGGCCCGCTTCGGATCGGTCGCCTCGATGTACTTCTGTGCCAAGGCGAAACTGGATTCCAAGGTGGATTTACCGTTCTGCAAACCGGTTTGCATCGACCCCTTATAGTCGATCCCGGCCTTCTGGTAAGCCTTGACCGTTTCACCGGAGCCGCTTTTCTCCATCCAGTTTTTCAGGTTGTTCGCCGCTTCGTCCGATCCACCGGCGGTCTTCATTTGCACCTGCAACATCGCGCCCAGCTGCGTCACCGAGTCCATGCCGGTAATACCCAGTTTGCCCATGCCGGCCAGCAACTCAGGAAACCACTTGGCCATGTCGACCGCTTCAAAACTGCCCGCCTGGCCCTGATAGGCAATGGCTTCCAGCGCCTGCTGCATTACTTTCGGGTCAGTGATCTTGGCGTTTTGCCCCAAAGCGTTGATCATCTTCGCCGTTTCAGTGCCTTCCGACCCTTGGCCCACCGCGAACTTGGCTGCGGTCGGTGCATAGGACAGCGCCTTGTCCAACTCCATACCGGCGCCTACCAAGGCGTTGACCACCTCGGCCACCTGGTTGCGCGCCATGCCCGTATCACGTGAAGTGTCGATCACCGTCTTGGACAACTGTGCCTCTTCCGGCGAGTTGGCTATGTTGGCCTTGAGCGCAATATCCCGAATGATCGCGCCATAGTCGGCGCTGACCTTGGTCGGGATGGCCGCAGCTGCGGTGAGTGCACCAGCCTGGCCGAGGGTGCTTTTCATGCCCGCACGACCTTCCTCAATCTGCCGATGGCCCAGCGCTTTGAGTTCGGCACCGGCCGCCACCCGGCCCAGCGTGGCGTAGGCCTTGCTCAAGCGACCGACCTCGATGCCTTGTTTTTTTAGCAGTTCGAGGTTCTTTTCGTACTTGCTCAGCAGTTTGTCCGCGCCGGCGGCGCCGGTCATGTGCGCCTTTCGCCACTCATCGCGAAGACGCATGGTGTCGCCGATGGTGTTCTGCAGCACCCGGGCTTTACTGCCGACGGTGTCCAGGTGCTTGATCTTGCTTTCGACATCCTTGAACGCTTTGCCTACCGTCGAATCGACGGCGCCGCCAATGACAAAGCCGAGCGCGATGTTCTTCGCCATGTACGTGCCTTATGCGCTGGAGAGATTGCAGAGGTGGCTCACTCAGAGAGCCACCACACGATTTCGTTGAAGGGCATGGCCAAAATCTCGGCGGCAGAGAATCCGGTCTCTTTAGCCAGACGCTTGGCCAGCGTCTTCAACGCAACGCCATCAAACGCCGTCGTCTTCGACCAGACGAAAATAGCCGCCTTGTAAGCGCATGTAGTCGACCACTTTAAGGCCCATCAAGTCCGCTTCCGGGATCTGCGTCAGCGAGGAAAACAGCGACATTTCACGCTTTTCATCATCACCGTTACTGCTCGCCTGGGCTGCGCGAACATCACGTACGCACGGTGCACGCACCGATAACGAGTCGACCGTAACGCCATTCAGTTCGGTCGGATATTTGAGGGTCACTCGAAAACCTTCTTCGGTGATTTGCAGCCACTTCGGTAGTGGTTTTTCTGTAGCTACTTGAGTCATGTTTAATCCTTAGAGGCCCAAAGCCGAACGTTCTTCTGCCAGTTGATCAACGCCGTCAACTACCAGCACCATGCCAACCATGTCGATCTCATAGATCAACCGGCCACCGACTTCGAGCTTGTAGTAGGTCAACGCCATGTTGTGTTTGCTCTCAGCCTTTTCGCCGGCCTTCCAGTCGCCCATGTCGACCTCTTTGAGACCGCCACGCATGGTCACGATGACGGGAGTAATCTTGCCCTTAAGACCTTTGAACGAGGCGCGGAACACCGCCGTGCACGCGGTGCGGTCGGACAGGCCGAACCATTTCAGCGCCTCACGGCGCACACCGTTGGTGGTAAACCCGGCTTCAAGTTTCTCGACACCGGTCGGGATCTCGATCTCGCCGGCCATGCCGCCGCCCCGGTAGGTATCGGTTTTCAGCACGACCTTGGGCAGGGTCAGGCTCGGCATCTCGCCGGCAAAACTCACGCCGTCGATAAACCCGGCGCAGTTGGACAGAACTTCAGGAATCATCAGGGGGCCTCCTTAGGCGGCTTCAAGCACTTCGGTCATCCACTCGTTGGTGACTTCGAAGAGGAAATTCGGATTCTCGGCCGGCGGCACGTCGGTGAAGCGGATCCGCCAGTACACCTTGCCCTGCTCGATCTGGCTGGCCGTGTTCAGCTCCTGGTCGGCGTACACCTCGAAGTTGATCACCGCGCCCTGATTTTTCAGGTCGCGCATGAATGCTTCCAGGCCGTCTGTGACGTCCTTGACGTAGGTCTTGGTGATCGAACGGTCGACGGCCCATTTGTGCCCGGCCTGCACCGCGTCCATCAGGATGAACAGCGTGCGTACGCGGGTGACGAATGCCCACTTCGGATCGCTGGACAGCGTGCGGTTGCCCCAGAGGCGATAACCATCGTCGCGAATGATCGTGGTGATGTTCGCGTTGTTGAGCAGGTTGGCCCGGCAGGTTTCATCACCGTCCAGGTACTCGACGGCGCGGGTGGTACCGGTGATGCCGGTGAGTTCCTTGTTCGAAGGCGAGGCCCAGAAACCGTAGGTGGCATCCGTCCAGGCAAACAGACCCGCCGTCCAGGCCGAGCCAGGTGCATCCACGGTTTTGCTTTCACCGGTATCCCAGTACTGCACGCCCGGGTCGACCATGAACAGGTTGCGACTGCCGAAGTTTTTCGCGTAGGCCATCGCGGCCTCGTCGGTGGTGCATGGCCCGTCGATGATGCCGATGGCCCGCAGTTTCTGCGCCAGGCTATCCATCTCTGTGGCCACCGCTTGCGTGGCCGAGTGACCAGGCGCGATCAGCAATCGCGGCTGGGCATTGAACAGGCTTTTGCCATCAAGCAACGCCTTCAGGCCAGTACGCTGACCCGAAGCTAACACGCCGCCGATGATGGCCGAGGTCTGCAGCGCCGGGTCGTCCATCTTCGGCACACCGATGGCGACGATGACCGCCTTGGCTTTGGCGTAGATCGCCTGGCAGGCTTTGGTGATCGCCGACTCGGCGCCGAACGCGGCAATCGCTTCGCGCTCGGTGGTGATCAGCTTCAGCTCGCCGGCCTTAGCGGTACCGCCACCCACCAGCCCGGGAGAGAACGTATCGCACAGGCCGATGATCGACGAGGACGGCAACGAGATAGTGCGTGCGCCGGTATCGACCGAGGTGGTCGTGACGCCGTGGAAGAAACTCATAGAGGTCAATCTCCGGAAACGAAAAAGCCCCGCAGAAGCGAGGCTGTGAGGGGTGTTCGTGTTACGCGTAACGGAAAAGAAAACGCCCCGTCAGTGCGGAGCGCTTATTGAAGCTGACCGGACAGCCACGGCGGTGCGATCGGGCGGTGATCGATCAGTGGGAATTGCCCCCCTTGCGGCCAGTCGCGCAACAGCCGACGGTAACCTTGCAGCTCGGTATATTGCTCAGGCGTGATCGAGGTCGACCCGCCTTCCTCGACCTCGTCGCGATGGCGTGAAACCAGAGGGTCAGTAGCCGCCAATTGCCGATCACGCCAAACACGCTCAGCGGCGGCCAGCACCTCAGCGCTAGGCGCCGGCCGCTCGACAAGGATAGGGCCGCCGAACTCGTCAGCAGCGACAACCATTCCGGCAGACTGACCCTCCAGAATCGCGCGACGTTGTTCATCGGAGACCTCGACCCCGTCATCAGGTAAGCGGCTGTTAATGGTGTCGTCGTAGAAGCCGCACTCAGACGCACTAAAAAAAATCATGATCAATATCCCCACGCGCGCCAGGTTACGAGTTGACTTACCGAGGTCTGAGGCCCCGTGTTTGCGTTGATAGCAATGGTGCTCAGGCTGGCACCGTTCTTTCTCGCACCGGCAATCGCGAACTCACCACCAGAGATCGCCAATGAGTTGGACACTGACGCCATCGCCCCGAGAATTGCCGCAGGGAATGCGATGGGCAGCGTTATGTACGACTCAGTGTTGTCATTGATCGTTACGGTTCCCCACTGCTCGATCAAACCTGACGGATACCGTTGATAGCCATTGGCAAAAAGCCCGGCGAGTCCAGATCCGCCCACCGCGAGCCAGTTCACACCTGTTGCGATAAATTCTGTCGCAACGCCGTTACCCAGCACCACACTGTTCGAACCCACCTGATTGCCATTTGGCCCAGTGATTGCGCCGTTAATTGACCTTACAGTACAGACGGTCATTGCTCCCGCCTGAATGTAAATACGACTTCCAAGGGGCAACAGCGTGACATCAGGTAGCGTTAGAGTGACAGTCGCCCCGCTTGCATAGACGTACTTGCCGACATCGACCGCCGTTAAGACCGTATTTACCGCATAGGCGACGTACCCAGCCAAACTTCCCGCCGCGCGCTGCACAAACTCGGTCGTGGCAAGTTTCGATGAATTATCAAATTGAGGGGGAGTGTTTGCTGTTGGATTGATCAGCGCAGGAGCGTTGATTGGCGCAAAACCTTGTGTGACGTTCTGGAACGTCAGCGCCGTGGTGCCCAGGACAATCACGCCATCGGTAATCAACTGCCAGCGGGTATCGGCCAATGTTGCGCCCTGCTCGACCGATACCAGCAACGCCGAGGTGACCTCGGCATTCGAGTCAGCATCCACCGCACGCGACCAACCCGCCGCTGCCGCGACCCATATTCCGTTGTCCTTGGCGGCAGTCTGGTTTTTCACCAGCACCCGATCACCGACAACCAGTGCCACGCCGTCGATGGACTGAAGCCCGGACAGCACTATGTTTGCCGTCGTCGCGAGCCGCACCGACTGCTTGTTGTCGAGCTTGTACAGCTCTTCTAGAATCTTCGCGTCGACGTATTCGCGCGTAGCCAGCACCACTGCCGGATCGATCTTGAGCTGAATATTGCCAGTGCTGGTGACGATGAAATTCATGCGCACAATTTGCGTGCGGCCTGAACCTTGCGACAGCAGAGGCTTGAAGCTAGGCGCACAGTTGGCCACTGCCACCAGGTCACCGTCCGCGTCGTAAAGGCCGATCTCACGAATCCACTTGCCACCCTCGTCTGCCGGGATGACCTGTTCGGCGATTATGATCGCTGGATTGTTTGGATCGACCTTGAGCTGATTCAACGGCCGGCGCCGCCATTCGTTGATCAGTTTGGTTTGCAACCGATCAGGAATGGGATCAGCGCCGTTAGCATCACCTACGCCCATTTGGCTGATCAGCCAGGGAACACCGAGTGCATCGGCATTCGCTTGCTTCGCCTCTCCGACCTTGGTCAGGATGGCGAAAAACTGCGAGTTCACATCAATCATTGGTAAACGTCCAGAGTGTCTACGGAGTGTTCGCGCCCGACCACGCCAAAGCTGCCGGTGACTTCGATGTCACGCATCACTGGCGGGTAAACGTCGATTACGTCGCCCTCGTACAGAGCGACACTGATGTTCAAGTTGCCCTGGGTTTCGAGGCTGATGGCAAGGCCGGTCAATTGCCGGCTGACCGGTTTGGCGTCATCAATCAGGCGTTCCAGTTCTAGGTACATTTCCTCAGTGATACCGGTATCCAATACGCCGACCTTCAGCGCGAAGGTGCCCGGCACGCCCTCCGGTAGGGTCTGCCACCATTCCAGTACCTCAATCAGGTAACCCAGCGGTTCGACTACCCGGCGCAGCGCGCCGATGGTGCCTTTGTGTTTGTGGATGTAGAACGAGGCCTTGATCGCGGCACGCTTAACTGGCTCCGGCCACGCCGGATCCCAGCGATCAACTGACCAGGCCCACGCCGGATGCGGCAGCAGATGAACCGGACAGGTGTCGGGGTTGTACAGTGCGCGCAATGGAATCAGCGTAGTCTCTGCAAAAGTCGCCTCGATACCCCGTTCCAGGGGAGTGCTGTTGAGCGGTAAAAGGCTGCGCATATCAGCCTCCCAACACGACGGTGAAACCGGTGCAGTACGCCGCCTGCGCCTTCGTGGGCTTCAGATCCTGCCAGTCCTTGAGTTCAACGCGGGCCACACCGGCGACGTGTAACTGCGCGTCGACACCCGAGCGGGCCACCTCGACGCCCAAGCGACGGCGTGGATTGATCCAGGCCTCAAGGCGCTTGATCGCCTCGGCGAGCGCGGCGTCGTTTTCCGGGCCGGTACCTTTCATGTGCAGCACCGCATCGATCCGGTACCGCAGGATCTCGGCGCCGCGTACCGTGACCCGATCACCGACCGGGCGCACATCGTCGTCATTCACAGCCTTGGCGACCAACGCCAGCAGCTCCGGCCCGACTGCGCCGTCCCCTTCCAGGCCCAACACTGTCACGTCGACACAGGCCGGCGCCGGGCTTTCAGCCGTTGCATCGGCGACCAGTGCCGAGGCGTTACGGGCATGCAGGATGTAGCTGTTGCGTGGCCCCGCCGTGGTCAATCCTTCGTAGGCCATCTGCACCCGCTCTCGCAGGGCATCGTAAGACTCCAGAACCGCCTCGACCGGCGGCACCGCCAGCGGATCCGCCGCCTGAATCACCAGGCGTTTGAGATTCACGTTGGCGGCCAGTTGCTCCAGATCGGCGCCGATGGCATAGGCCAGCAGTTGCGCCTTGGCGGCGTCGTTAACCCGCGCCCGGTTGCCGAGTTTGATGTAACTGCCGACTTCCAGCAGCTTGGTCACCGGATCGCTCTCCAGCGATGCCGTCCAGTTGCCGCCCATGTAACCGCGAAACACGTCCAGCGCTTCGCTGTACACCTCTTCGAAGTCCAGCGGCTCCAGCACGTCTGGTGCGGGCAGCTCAGTCAGATCCACCAGCGTACTCATACCCACACCTCCAACGTGCCGCGCTCACCGAGATACTCGCCGCTGATTCTGAAATTGATTTTCCCGCCCAACACCGAGATGGCGACGACGCGCTCAAGCTTCAGTCGCGGTTCCCACTGGCGCAGCGCCCGGGCCGCTTCCGCTTGAGCGGCGCTTTTCCAGCCTTCGTTGATGGGGAGGTCGACCATACGCCGCAGCTTGCTGCCGTACTCCGGACGCTCGCGGCGGCTCAGCAGCGGCGTGCCGAGTATGTCCGCCACCGACTGACGTAAATGCTCGATGCCGGAGATGGGTTGCCCGGTGTGGCGATCCATTCCGATCATCGGGTTTACTCCTTGAGTTGCTCGAACTCGGCGTTGGCTTTGAGACACTTCAGCGCCACATCGTCGGTGCCATCAACCGATACCTGGGCTTTCGCTACAGCCAGGGTGCGGCCGTCAGGCAGGACGACCGTGCGCGAGGTGTAGAGCGTGTCGCGAAAGGTCACGGTCGAGTTCGCCTGCACGGTGCTGATCGGTACGGACTCAGGCGCATTCGAATCATCTTGATGTTTGGCCATGGTTTCTCCAGGCATGAAAAAGCCCGCTCACGGCGGGCTGAATGAGTGATGAGTTAGTGCTTGTGGTGGTTGTCACTTTGGCCGGCGGCCAGAATGTCGGCATCGCTGGTGATGCTCTGTGTCGCGTGCAGCGGGCCGTCGATGTTGACCGGCCCTTTGATGTTCACGGCGCCCTCCAGATCGATCGTTCCCGACTTCACGCTGACAGCGTTGTCGGTGACTTCGGCTAGTGTTGAACCGACCTTGATGGTGACCGTACCGCTCGGCAGAGTAATGGTGTAACTGTTGGCCTGCCAGTCGTAGACCAGTGAGCCTCCATCATCGAAACGCCAGACCTCGACGTGGTCGCGGTTGTCCGGTGGCGGGCCACCATTGCCATAAAGACCAGGAATGAATGTGCCCTGTGCTACATCGCCGCTGGCACTGATCAAAGTGCCTTGCTCGTCGATGCTGGGTGCCCGCCAGTGCCGCGCCTTGCCAGCTGCAACGCTATGCCAGCGCAGCCAGCCGCTGACCCACTCCCCGTCCGAGACTCGACACACCGGAGGTGACGCGGCGAGATCCACCGCCACCACGTAGCAATCCTTGACCAGGCCGGCGAGCATGCGGTCGTGCTGAGCCGCGACGTAACCGGAACTCATTGCACATCCTCCGGACGGAACGGGCCGTCGCCTGGCTCAATGTTCAGCAGCAGGGTGCCCGGTGGCTGATCCGGCCAAGGCCATTCGGCCTCACCGAGGTAGATCTGCTGCGTCCATTCCACGACCCAGACGGTGTAGCCGTCCAGTTCGGGTTTGGTCCAGTCCTGCATGGCCTGCACGAACTCGGCCGGCTCGACCTCCACGCCCCAGCACTGCATGCGCAGCAACTCGGCAAGATGGCCCGCCAGGAACACCGCCTGTTGATGATGATCCGGCTGAATCGGATCGGTGATCACCCGAGCCTCGAACTTGCAGGCTAAGCCGGTTTCACCGGGTCCCGGATCGAGACCCGGCTCCATCTCGGCCAATTCGATCAGCACCGCTGGCAGCGGCAAGCGATCCAAATCATCCGGCCACATGCACACCGTCTGCAGGCACGGAAAGTGTTGCTGAATGCGCCGCTCGATGGCGTGATACAGCTGTTCAAGACTGAACGGCTCGTCGACTTGATCCGTCACGTCATTTCCCCTTCAAGTGCTTCTGCACTTCGAAATTGAGTTCCTGCTGCAAGACATGCATCAGGTGTTCGTCAGCCTTACGTACCCAGCTCTCGAAGTGCGGGCGGGCCTGCTCCAACGACACCTTGGCCTTGGCCAGCGGGAAGCGATTGTCGTGCTCGGCGATCCAACCCGAACTCGCGCCGACCGCACCGCTGACATCGCTGTCGGGATAATCGCTCGCCCTGAAGTGCTTGCTGCCGGTACGAATCCAGACGTCTGCGCTGTTGCCGTAGACCTTTTTGAAGAACGCGCCCTGAAAGCGCCGGCCGGCAACCGAGACACCGGAGCGACTCTGCCGAGGCCGGCCGATACGGCTGGCCTCCATGGCGTTGAGGCCGAACCACAATTTGCCGCTGTTGGCCCCGCCACTGACCGGGTAGGCCCGCAGGCGCTGACGTACAGCAGCGACCGCAATGCGTTCCTGCCGGCCGACGGCGCGGGCAATTTGTGTGGCAAGCCAGCGCAGGGTTTTGTTGATGGCTCGGCGCTGGGCGTTGGCCGCTGCTTTTGGCAGCATGGCGGCAAAGTCCTGAAAGGCTTTCAGGTCTGCCGCCGATGTCTGCAACGAGATCATCCCGCCGCCGGCCGAGGGCTTGAAGTGACTGCCAACGCTCATGCTTTAGGCCTCAATAGCAATGCCACCCAGC